GTATCAAGTGTTGTATCCCTATCAGTTACGGCTGTATTTCCTGTCCCTAATGCCAAATAAAATATCTCAATGTCGGGGGAATCGCCTTTAAAACATCCGACTAACTGTTCTAACACCGTATCCATTATTCGATTTTTTACCGTTTCCGAATATACTCCATTTATGTATATATCATAACCGCCGTAGCTTTTACATTTATCAATCATTGACAACCTCCTGACTCGCTATTTCTATATTTGGATATAGAGTATCGCTAGGATATAGCGTATCGCTAGGATATAAAGCGTTCATAATATCAATATTAATTTCTCCTTCTGTATCTTCTGTTTCTGATGTATTATTAAGCAGTATCAAGACTTCGTTTTCCTGTATGCTATAATCTCTGTTTGTCCGTAGCAATTCTTTGAAAAATTCTTCCCATCCACCTATACTGGCTCCATCAAGGCAAGTAACCGAGTATTCAACTGATTCTCTGTCCAAAGGTCTTATATTGACGGATTCAATCAAAAAAGTATCTGAGATACCATATAGAGTTTTGTTTATTGTCAATAACTGCCCTGCTTGAAGCCCTGATACTTCTGTGTTAAATGTTACTTTATCCTTTATTTCTCCGTATTTTTCAAGCAATCCATTCCCAAATTCTAATGCTTGTGCCGATTCTGTTATAGATTTTTCAACCATCAAATTTTCATATATCCCTGAATTTCCTTCTGCCGTTGCCCTATCTGCTATTTCAACAAGATTTTCGACTTTTGTGAATAAATTTCTAAGTCCAATATAAGTTACTCTTATTGCATCAACTGTTCCGAGAACCGTTTCGGAATCGTCTTGACTTATAATGTTTGAGCCATATGACCAATACCACTTTGCACTAGGTGTTAATCCGTTAATTCCTACGTCTGCTGAGTCAATAGCCGTCCAACCGCCACCATTTAAATTTACCTCGATTGTTGGCTGTTCTGCAACAGGGAACCTCAATATAAATTTTCTTGATTCTCCATCAGGTTTCGGCGTAGGAGTCTCATTACTTTGTGTTGCTATTTTCCCTCGACCACCTCTTACATATTGTGTATTTCTGTAATCATCCATCAAGGAAGATTGTTTGAATCTGCTATGTTGAACAGTATCCGTCAAATCCCAAGGGGAAGCATTTGTTGACCTCTCAAAAAAATGTAGCTGTTTATCCTTGTCAATATTCCAAACGTATCCTGTTACATTTTTGATATAATCCAATGCCTGTGATACTTTGATGTAATTAAATACTGCCTTGTTTATCGTTACACCGTCTTGTATAGTGCCTTGAGTCACGTTCTCAATTGCTAAATATTTTGTGATTAAATCCTTTACAATATCTCCTGCAAGTTCACTTTCGTAAACCTCTGCAACAATTCGTTTGTCTGCAATTGCTGAATTATCCGAGACGGCTAAACGATATTCAAGATATCCTTTTGATACTTCCTCAGTTTCGACATTAACGATGATTCCCTCGAATATTTCCGTTACTCCGTCTAATACTTGAAATGTTGCACCGTTACTTATTGTAGCCGTTAACTTGTCGATTACCGTTATTTGTAGCGTTGACCTTGCGTTTATCTTATCCGTTATGCTCCAGTTAGGAGCAACATAAACTTCATCAGAATTTATATAAAAACTTCTAGCCATTTATGTAACCCCCAATATTTTTAATCTGCCTACTAGCAAATCTCCTAGCTTGTCTGCGTCTCTGTCATTCATTATTGTATTTCCTGTTAGCGTTATATTAATTGTTGTTCCTGCTGTGCTTAATTTATTGTTTGGAATGATTGTCCCTGCTGTGTTTGATGTGAATAGTTCAGGACCTCTTTCACCAACTAGATATGTTTGATTTGCCTTGACGGAACCACCATTAGCCCTTGCTCCACCAAACCAAGAAACAGCATTTGATACACCTGAACTAATACTACTTCCAATATTTGAAGCTGCATTTTTCAAAGCTTGTATTTTTTCTAATACCCATTCAATTTTACTTGTGAGCCAATCAATTTGAGTCTGAAAGATGTTTTTAATTCCGTCAAATATGCTTGCAAATATAGTTTTTATACCATTCCAAGCCTTTTCCCAGTCGTTTGTAAATACCCCTGCTATAAATTCAATGAGTCCACTTAAAACGCCTAGTAAAACATCGACGGCACCTTTAATAATATCAAATGCAACCATTACAACACCTTGAATATAAGGGAATACTATATCAAATTCTGCTTTTAATTCCGTCAAAATAGCCTTTATAATTATCCACAGATTTTCCACAATGTTTGCTATTTTCGGGAACCAATCCTGAAACGCTTGCACAAGTCGGGGAACGATTTCATCCATGATAAATTCAAAATATGTTTGTAACGGTGGTAATATAGTCGTAGTAATAAAGTTTACAACATCATTTATTATGTTTTTTATTGTGTCAAAGTTGAACATAGTATTTTCGCTTAACTGCTCAAAGATTGGCATTATATTGTCTTTAACAAAATTATAAACAGTATTAAAAACATATTCAACTTCATTCATTGCAGTCCCTATAACTTCTTTTATCATAGGCATATTATCAGAAATCCAGTTTGCGAATTTATTCATAATCGGCAATATTTTTTCACCTAGGGGGATAAATACGCTTGTCTCAAACTGTCTGCCTATGCCTGTTATAGCTTCGCTAAAAGTATCATATTTAATCTCATTAAGTTGTTTTAAAGAGTCGCTATTAGCATCAATACCACCTTTTAAATTTGTTAATGATGCAATACCTTTTACTCCAACATCTTCAAACATTGTGCCGAATAAAGCTACTCCAACTTGATTTTGTAACATAGGGTCTTTCATTTCATTAATTTTTGTTGTTACTGTTTCAAATGCTTGCTTTCCTGTTTCGCCACCTTTTGCAAATGCTTCGCCAATTTGCTGAGCATTTAATCCAAGGGCTTGAAATGCACCATTTGTTGTATCTGAGTTATCTTTAACCCTTATTCCAAACTCTTTGACAGCATCGCCAAGCTTATCTATATCAAATACCCCAGAATTAGCACCATTTACAAGGCTATTAAACATATCAGTGGCGTTTAACCCTAGCTGTGCAAAATGTACCGAATATTCATTAACCGTATCTGCTAGGTTTTCGTTTGCATTTAAACCATTCTGCGCACCTTGCGTAAGCAAGTTATAAGCTGTAGTAGAGTCAATACCAAAATTTTTCATAAGCTGATTTACTGAACGTATTGATTCAGTTACTTCAATACCAAAAGTATCTCTCATGGCTATTGCATTTTTTGTTGTGTCAGATAACTCTTGACCTGATAATTTTGTTTGTTGTCTAATTGTTGCCATTGCTTGACCAATATCCTCGAATGACTCTCCAAAATTGTTGTTATATATATCAAGCATAGCATTTTTCATACTATCCATTTCATTTGTTGTTGTCCCTGTGCTTGCTTGTAAACCGTTCAAAGCTTTTTGTAAATCTTCTGTTGCAGTAAAAGCCTTTACTCCGATTGCAACTGCTGCTGCTCCTGCTGCTACACCAACTGCCAAACCCCATTTACCAACCGTTCCTGCCATCTTGCTAAACGTTCCATCAGTATCCTTTGCTTTTTTGTCTGTTTCATCTATACTTTTATTTGCATCTTCATTTTTAACAAATATACTGCCAAACAATTTAAAAAGTTCCATGCCATCACCTCAATTCTTAACGATTCCTTTCTTAACGATTCCTTTATGTTTGCCTTGATGGACTAATCTTTTATTTTCTGCTTCTGCTATTAATTCTTCTGATGTTTTAGCTTTTTTAGTTATATTTTTTTCAATTGCTTTATTTCTAAATTTATCAAATGATATAAAATTTTCTTTATTCATACTAGGATATATACTAATCCACATTTCCCATTCTCTTTGCTCAACTTCTTTTTCTGTAGCCTTATTTATTATTTCTATTCCGTCAATCCAATACATGTTCATTATGTACTCAATATTGCTATATCTTTTTAAAAGCAAGTCAATAATTTCATATTCATCTTTTATCGACTTGCTGACTTGAAAAAATTTGTTATGCCAGATAATTGTTTTAATTCGCTTATCATTTCTATTGTCTTTTCAATGTCTTGATTTTTAAATTCCTCTGCCGTAATTCCTGCCAAGCTTCCCATCCATTCGCTAATTTCTGATTCTGCAAGATGTATATTTTCAAACATTGACAAAATTAATTCTGCTCCTAATTGCGACTGCGTTTTATTCTCCGTCTCAATTTTTACGCCCATTTTCTTTATAATTTTCGATACCTTAAAAATATCAGATATATTTAATTTTCTTAACATTTTTTTGACCTCCTACAATCGTTTTTAAACCACTTAAAAATAAAAAGAGGGGAATTTATCCCCTCAATCATTAATCTGCTCTTGTAATGTAAATCTTGTATTCAATATCTGTCTTTTCGTCTTCGTGTACTCTAACAGTAATTTCATTAACTCCAACATCAAGCGATATTGCACCTGACGCTGCATCACTAGCTACTGTTGTACCGTTAACTTTTATCCACGTTGCCGATGCTCCTGTGGGGGTTACTGTAACTGATGTTGTAGCATTAATAACTTGAGCCCCATACTCGTATGTACCTCCCGCAAATGTAGGCTCAAATGTTGCAGTCGTAACAACTAAGTTAGTTAAATTAGTTGCAGCCGTTTCTGCTTCGACGATGGTGTATAGTGGGTCGGTATAATCAGTAGGGTCTCTGTGTCCTGCGAATACAACTTCAAGGACTGCTTCATCTTTGTCTGTCGTTTGTATGCTTAATCCATTGTCAGACATAGCATTAAAAAGAGTTATAATTTTTGATTTTGAACCCATATCCTCGCCAACATATGTAATATTTTTAAGGTATTCTGTCGCTGAAATAGTTCCGTCTTGCGTGGATGTAATAGTTGAACTTACTAGGCTAGAACTTCTTAAAGCCATATTCAAGTTAGTTAAAGACATATCCATTAATCTAACTGTCATCATTGCATCTTCTCTGATAACTCTTCTAAGCCCTTTTTCTTTGCCTAAACTTCCGTCACGTTCAATAATTCTTACGTCTTGTTCAACTACAAAAGTATTACCACCCCTTGTAGGTGCTAGAATCCTTTCTGTTGCTTCGCCATAGTCAACATAAATTACTCCTGCATCGAGTATAATATTTTCAATTTGTTGTGTAGTTAGTGTTTGTGCCATTTTATACACGCTCCTTTTTAATCAATTTGATATGCAATTACTCTATACCTCAATTGCCGTCTTTTAAATCCGTCAGGGTCTGGTATGTTTAAAATTGTTAATTTATCAAGTCGCATCTTTACATTGTCTGTATTTACTCTTCGCCCATTTAATGCCACATCAAGAGTTCTTGCTAAGTTTTCAATCCTTGTTTGGTCAGTCAAATCGTCAAATAAATCAATTTCAAGAATTACATCATCTCGCCCTTGCGTATAATGTCCAATTCCTGTTGTTGTCGGGCATTTGTAAACTGCGTATGGAAATACCGTTTTGTCTTCTGCTTCTTCGTAATATGTTCTATCAACTACATCTACAATTAAATCATATAATTCTGTTAATAAATTAGTCATCGTCAACACCTCGCATATATTCTTCTGTAATTGCTCTGATGTTGTTTGTATTTTCTTCTACGGCAGGAGTTAAATAAGGCTGTGCTTTTTGTCGTTGCGTTCCTTTTTCTAAAAATAAAGCATATTCAACATTTGTCCCAATCACAACGTGGTCTGTTTTGGCTTTATGGTCAATACTTCCCCTGAGATTGCCAGTGTCAACAGGACACCTTAATTTTGCTTCACCTTCGACATATAACCCTATTGCCGTTAATGCTCTTTCAATCTGTTCTTGTATTCGTCTTTCGACATTTTGTCTATTCGATTCATACATTGTTATCAACTCCTAAATATTCCAACAATATTTCCATGTGTCGCTGAAACGGTGTATCTACATGCAAAACACGATATTCATTTGAATCATAAATAACCTTGTCAAAAATCGTTATGTCTCGTCCTGCTTGACACATCAAAATATGAGTTGCGTTTTCTGTTTTTTGCATAGCTGAATCACGCTCTTTACCTGACAAAAGGTCTATTAATCCATCAAAGGAAAGATACTCTGCCCACGTCTCAGAATGACCACCAAACCCATTAGGAGTTGTTGTTTTACGCTGTGTTGTGATTGCCTGCGTAAAGTAATCAGTAATCATTGTAAATTTTCCTCCATTTCACGAGTGGTCTGGTTATTGTATCAGGATAACCATTTATAAGACTTTGAACATCGTTAGCATATGATACACTATAACGGCTTATTGACTCGCTTTTTACTCCATGTTTGACATTCATTGTAAATCCTATCATGTTAGCAAATACAAGTTTCAAGCCTTGAGGGTATTTGATTTGATTAATTTTTATTACGTTTCCAGCTGTTTCCGTTGTGAGGTCTTCCGATACTGTTAATACTCCTGCTGTTACGTTTGTTACTGTGTAGAAACCATCGTTTAGCTTACTATCTTGTATTACGACATTACCAGTTACAAAACCTTCCGTCAAGAAAGTACCTGATGCATCTGTTATCGTATTCCCCGAAAAACTTATACCACCCTTCCAAACTTCAACATCTTTCAAAATAAATTTGTTTTTCAAGAAACTTAATATATCATCTTGAATAATCGGGAGTAGTAAGTCAATCAAATCATCTTGTGTGTTTCCTGTGATTTTAAGAAGTGTCTTTATTTCTGCTCTTGTAGTAATCATTTGACCACCTCTTTATATATTTCATTCATCTTTGTATAATAATTTTTCATGCTAAAATTCTCCGCACGCTCTAAGACTCCGTTCTTGTGCTTGCCAAGGTCAATGCTATGAGTCCACATTTTTATTGCTTCTGCTACATCATAAGCATCATTCATCTTGCATTGAAAATCAGCAACCTTACATCCCTCTTCTGCAATAACAGGAATACCGCAAGACAACGCTTCTGCAATCGTTCTCACAATGATTTTGTTTGGACTAATTAACCCATCACATGCCCTATAAATCATTTCCATATTTGTAACTCTGCCAGATACATCACCAAGACCGCCTAATTCTTTGAGTTTGCCAAGTAGGATATTCCAACAGTTTTTCAAAGGCATATCAAGACCATAAAAATGGACTTTTAATCCCTGTATTTGTTTAACAGCTTCTATACATCCTACTGTCAATTCATATGTGTCAATATCTTCACGATTACTGTCACATACTAAGAGATTATATTTACCTTTGTTCTGTAAAGTATGTATTTGCCCTGATGGATTAAATCGTATCTGGTCAATAACTGGATAATCAAGACAAGCATTTTTCTCTGACGGAAATATATTACTCCAATGCGGTATAAATTCCTGCCAAAAATAAACCATTTTCTTTGACCGTTTCCACTGTGCTACATTGTGATATAGGCTATATGATTCCATTTTCCCTTGATACTCAGGACGGAAACATGCCAGCGGTCTACCATGAACTATCCACACAATAGGAGCCTGTGTCTTTACTAAATATGAGTCGTGAAATCCTGTGTGCATAACAATTATATCAGCTTCACTAATAAGATTAGGTGAGGCTGTTTCCAACCTCAAACCACCTCTATCGTCAATAGCTCCAATCTTTCCCTCTTCACGTTTGCCATTTTCTGTTATCCCTGCATCAACAAATATTACTTGATTACCTCCATCAATATCTGCTCTAACCATGTCCCTGCAAGCTTCGTATAATCCGCAACGATTAGGAGCAAAAGGAGCTATATGACATATTATCATTCTTTCACCTCAATATTTATTCATCATATTCGTGTATTCCAAACAAGAAATTTACTGTACCAGTATTGCTTGCACATTTGCAATTCGCCCAAACTTTAGAGCCTGCTGGAATACGTTTGCCTTGAACATAAATAGGAGCCGTTCTTGCTGTTGCAGTAGGATAAAAAGCTGTTACCGATGAATGTTCTGCTGTTATACCTTCTGCCTCTGTATTCCCCCAAGTTATTCTAAACAAAATAGGCTCATTTGTACGCTCCGTTGCTGTTATCAATATTTCGTTCATGTCAAAATATTGTTTATTAGTTTCGCAAGGTGTATCGTTTGAGCCTAGAATACAAATTGCCGTTCCCCAATCGTTATTACCGCTATCTACTTGAAAAGTTGTGAGGCTATTTTTAGTAGCCTCGTCAACTTCTGGTGTAGGGCTTCCGTTCTTGCCAAACCAACATTCATTTGAATGATGATGTGTTTCTGTCTCTACAACTTCGGCATATATACCCATGTCGTCACCTCTTATGCTCCGACTTGTCCGTCAATGACTTCTAATTTTGACATTATTGTTGATAATGCTGTTGATAACGCTGCACTTGTTGCTCCTGCAACTGCTACAACTCCAACGCTTGTAACAAGGCTGTTTGCTGTTGAAACTAATACACCTGTGCTGTCTACCTTACTATTAGCAGTAGAAACTAACGTTCCTACGCTTGCCGTTTGTGTTCCTACGCTTGGAACAGTTGTAGCAATGATAGTTGAAGCTTGAACACCTACGCTTGTTACTTTTGAATTAATTGTAGATTCAAGAACACCAACGCTATCAACTTTTGAGCTTGAAGTAGAAACTAATGTTCCTACGCTTGAAGTCTGTACTGCTACGCTATCAACTTTTGAATCCGTTGTACTGTGCAATGAACCAACACTCGTCACAAGAGTTCCAACGCTTCCTACTGCTGAAACTGATGTTGAACCAACTACACCAACGCTATCTATTTTACTATTTCCTGTGCTTTCTAGCGTTCCAACGCTTGTAACTAATGTTGCCAAGCTTGTTGCAGTAGATGTATTTACAGTACCAACACTTTCAACTTGAACTTGCAAATCATCAATTAAAGTTGCTGAACTTCCTACAACTACAGCTGCACTTTCAATGGCACTTGCGGACGAATCTAAGCTTGACAATGAAGCTGTATTGCTAACAAGCGTACTTGCTACACTATCAATACTACTTAATCCTGCACCGATGCTATCTAATTTACCTTCTAATGTATAAGCCATGTATATATCAATCCTTTCATCTTAAATTTGAAGAGGGAAGTACATCCACTCTATGCTCAAGATTTACTGTGTATGTAAATTCCGTTAACT